TCGGACGAGTTCGACAAGACGGTGGACAAGTCGAGGATGGACCTCGTCCCAAAGCCGAGGCTCCTGCCGTACGCGGGTGGAGACACCGACGCCACCCTCCAAGTGGGCGAGGCGGAGCTGAAGCAGATCGTCAAGGACAAGAAACTCACGGGGTTCTACGCTAACGTCCTGCACCCGGCTGCGAGGGCCTTCGAGGTCATCGAGCGCGGCGGCGTTTGCGTGGACATGGAGAAGTACAAGTTGCTTGAGGCCGACCTCCTGGCCGAGCTGAAGCAGCTGACGACGGTCGGCATCCAGCTGATGGGCGGCAGGCTGTACGCCAAGTACATGGACCTGTCGAAGCCTGGCGGGATCAACCTGACGCACCCAGGCCTGCTGCGCGACCTGTTCTTCTCGAAGGCCGGGTACGACCTGAAACCGCTGATGCTCACGAAGGGCGGCGAGGACGGCAAGGGCCCGAAGCTGCCCAGCACGGCGCTTGAGCACCTGCTGATGTTCAAGGACCACAAGGAGGCCGCCCCATTCGTCGCGCTCATGGAGGACTTCGGGAGCACGGCCAAGACGCTGTCGACGTACGTCTACGGGTTCCAGGAGTACATCCGTAGCGACGGCCGGCTGCACCCGTCGTACTACCTGCACCGCGGCAACAGGGACGACAACGAGGGCGGGACCGTCACCGGGCGGCTCTCGGCCCGGGACCCTGCGTTCCAGACCATCCCGAAGCACACGAAGTGGGGGAAGAGGATCCGGGAGTGCTTCTGCGCCCCACCAGGTTACCTGGTGCTGGAGCGCGACTACTCGCAGGGGGAGCTTCGCGTGGTGGCGTGCATCGCCAACGAGGCGAACATGATCGCCGCGTACCTGGCAGGCATGGACCTGCACGCCAAGACCGGGGCGGCTATCCTGGAAATCTCGTACGACGAGATGATGGTGCTGAAGAAGTCCGACAAGGCGAAGTACGACGAGGCGCGGCAGAACGCCAAGCCGGCGAACTTCGGGTACCTGTACGGCCAGTTCCCCGAGGGCTTCGCCAGGTTCGCGGCACTGAACTACGGCATCGTCTTCAGCGTGGCCCAGGCAGAGGACATCCGGAACAAGTTCTTCGGCGCGTACCCAGGCCTGGTCGACTTCCACGAGGACTCCAAGAAGCGGGCGCACGATTTCAAGAAGGTAGTCAGCCCGCTGGGCAGGGCCCGTAACCTACCGCTGATCGACTCGAAGAACTACATGGTGATGCTGAGCGCCGAGCGCATGGCCATCAACAGCCCGGTGCAGAGCACGCTGGCCGACATGGTGTGCTGGGCTGCCGGCATCGAGTGGGCGATGGGTGGCTACAAGGAGGCGCCGTGCTTCGGCAACGTCCACGACGCCTCGTACGATTACCTGCCGGAGGACAGCTGGGAGAAGCACGCGAAGAGGAAGAAGGATGTCATGGAAAACCTGCCCTTCGAGAAGGTGGGCTGGCACCCGCAACTGCCGTTCCCGGTGGACTGCAAGGTGGGCCCCAATATGGGGCTGCTCAAGGAGGTCAAGTGGACGGCGATGGCAGCGTGAGGCTTCACCGAGTGGTAGAGCTGGTGGTGGCTAGCGCCGCGAAGGCGGCCCCGCACATCGTCGAGATGCTGAAGCCGACTGCGACGCGGCGGGTGCAGGTGCCGACGTGCATTAGCGGCGATCTGCTGCGCGCGTACGTCGAGGCGCTCAAGGAGCACGGTGTGGACGTGTCCAGAGTCGACTTCGTCGGCTGAACCGCTGCAACTGATTGCACCGCTGAGCCCCGTGCTGTAGGATATGTTTGCCTACGCACCCGGGGGTTTGTCAAATATGGCGGTGACCATCACGAAGAAGCCGGAGAAGCAGGCGCCCCGGGAGCAGCAGGGCGCGCACTTCGTCCAGAAGGTCATCAAGGGCGACACGTACCTGGTCCTGGCGGCCTCGCAGACGTACCCCGAGGACGAGTTCAAGGGCCTGTACTTCGACGGGCAGAACCAGCAGAACCAGCTGGTCGAGCCGCCCATCCCCCCGAAGACGCTGGCGCACATGGTCCAGGAGAACAACGTTCTGGCCCAGTGCGTCGAGGCGATGGAGGTGAACATCGACGGCACCGGGTACGAGCTGGTGCCGCTGGAGTCCGACGAGGACGTCACCTCGGAGGAGGGGGGCAATACGCCTGCCGGGGCCGGCTCGATCTCCGCCGACCAGCGCCGCATGCTGAGCGACCCGAAGTACCAGGGCGTGCGGAAGGCGTCAGGTGGGGCTGGTGCGGTCCCGCCGATCCCGAACCCGTTCTCGGACCCCCCGGCAGAATCGAAGGGCGACGTCCCCGGGCCGGGGCAGGACGGCGGCGAGGCGGACCCGGCCGAGGCGGAGAAGCCGAACCCGCTGGACGACCCGGAGTTCCTGGCGGAGAAGAGGCGCTTGGACGGCTTCCTGAAGGAGCCCTGGCCCAACACGTCCCTGGTCTCCATCAGGCGGAAGATGCGCCGCGAGAAGGAGTCCTGCGGCTACTCCGCCCTGGAGGTGATCAGGAACATCGGCGACGACGTGGTTGGGTTCCGAAACCTGAACGGCATGAACCTCCGCTTCGTCCGCCTGGACTCAGCCGTGGAGGTAACGAAGGTCCTGCGACGCGACGGCAAGGACGTCGAGCTGACGTACATGGACCGCGAGCGCCGCTACGTGCAGAAGTTCAGCAACGGCAAGCAGCTGACGTACTACCGCGACTTCGGGTCGTCCCGGCAGCTGCACAGGGACACGGGGGTCTGGGAGACGACGGACGCGCCAGTCCCGCGCGAGAAGCGCGCCACCGAGCTGCTGGTCTTCGGCTGCGTCCCCGACGTGGACACCCCGTACTTCCTGCCTCGCTGGGTGAACCAACTGCCCTCAGTAGTTGGGTCTCGCAAGGGGGAGGAGGCGAACCTGGAGCTGTTCGACGCGGGCGGAATCCCCCCGGCGATGATCTTCGTCGAGGGCGGCACGATGGTGCCGGCGGTCGCGCAGGACGTCCGCCTGTACCTGTCCGGCCAGATGAAGTCCCGCCAGCGGGCAGTGGTGGTCGAGGTGCAGTCGTCCAGCGGCGCCATCGACTCCGCCGGGGCGGTGAGGACGAGGGTCGAGCGCTTCGGCCCGACCGACAACAAGGACTCGATGTACGCGAACTATGACAAGTCGTGCGAGGAGCACGTCAGGGGCGGGTTCCGCCTCCCACCGCTGTTCGTCGGGCGCGCGAACGACTACAACTACGCCAGCGCAGTGGTCAGCTATATGATCGCCGAGGCCCAGGTGTTCCAGCCAGAGCGCGAGGAGTTCGACCAGCGCTTCAACGCCACCATCATGAAGGCGCTGGGCGCCAAGAAGTGCAAGTTCAAGTCGGAGCCGGTGACCATGAAGGACGTCACGGCCCAGATCCAGGCCCTGTTCCTGGTGAAGGACTCGGCCGACCCCCAGAGCCTCCTGGACGAGGTGAACAAGATCGCGGGCCTCACGCTGGAGTTCAAGCCAGGCCCCGACCCGAAGCAGGAGGTGGCCCAGCAGCAGGACGACCAGCTGCGCAGCCACGCCCTGGCGAAGGACATGGTGGCTCACACGGCGGAGGTCCAGGCGAAGTTCGCCCCGAAGCCCGTCCAGAAGATGCTCAAGCTGGCCCGGGAGTTCGCGGCAGCAGAGAAGATGATCCCGTCGAAGTTCGACCTGCCAAGGTCGGAGGTGGTCAGGATCCGCAAGGCGGTGGACGAGCTGGGGAAGGACGACCGGCGGGTGTTCGACCGCTTCGTCGGCATCCACCTGGAGCACGCGGCGGCGTAGGTATGGACCTCCGCCCCATCCTGAAGATCGACCGGGCCCTGTCCGGCAAGCTGTGCGCCGGTTGGCGCCCGGCTGCGGACGCGGTGTGGGCGGACGTCGAGGACTGCCTGCGGTCCAAGGACTACGGTGGGGCGTACCAGGCTGCGGCCACGCTGAGCCTGAAGTCGGCGGCCGAGAAGAACAGGGAGTACATCAAGTATTACCTGCTCGGGGCCGGGTTGTTCGGGGCTCGCATCGCGAACAAGAGCAGGGCGACGGCGCTCAGCACCGGGACGTACGAGACGTTCCTGTCCAAGGTTGCGGATCAAGTCACTCGGTCGGTGGAGTACAACTGCACCGAGGCGGCGTACGACCGGCTGGTGCAACTGATTGCAGCGGCCGAGAGGGAGGAGACACCGCACCAGCAGTCCGACTCCGAGCTGGTGCAGAAGGCCGACAGGTTCGTCAAGGGGTTCGTGTCGTTCAAGCAGGGCGGCGACGAGCGCATCCAGCTGGTCTCCAGCCTGAACACGCACAGGCTCGCCACCTGGGGCTTCATGGCGGAGATGGACGTCCTGGCCGAGGACACCTACCGCCTGAGCGCAGTGCTTGACGGCCGGACCTCAGAGTTCTGCATCATGATCGACGGGACCGAGTTCCAGGTCAGCGACGGCAAGGACCGCATCGTCAAGGCCCTGAGCGCCGAGGACCCGGAGGACCTGAAGACCATCCAGCCGTGGCCGAAGAAGGACCGGAAGTCGATCACGACCTACAAGGCGATGTCGACCGAGGAGCTGGCGGCCTGCGGCTACGACGTGCCCCCGTTCCACCCGGGCTGCCGCACGATGTGCGTCCGCACCGACACGCAGTCGGAGCAGGAGCTGGTCCAGGTGCCACCGGAGTACAGCGTGCAGCAGCAGAGCACGGAGGCCTCGTTCGAGGCCGTGGGCGCCAAGATGAGCGCCGAAGACCTGGCCGCGTGGAACGAGGGGGTGGCCAAGAGCCCGGCGGACGTCCTCTCCAGGCTGACCGGGGACACGCCCGACCAGCTGCTGGAGAAGCCGTACGGGGACCAGAAGTTCTTCAGCTTCGACGCGAACGACAACCTGAAGATGCGCGTGGTCGGGGACCTGGCCGGCGCGGGCACCGAGGAGGAGGTTCACTTCGTCCTCGACCCGCTGACCAAGACCCTGTTCAGCAGCTGGGCGGAGTACACGGCCTCCCCGGAGCGCGCAGCGGAATGGCTCAGGGGCTTGTACAAGCGGGCTGCCGACATGGGCCTGATGCTGGGGGCCACCGAGATGGTGGTGCTGGCCTCGGGAGCCTACTCGGCGTACGCCTACGCCAAGATGGGCTTCGTGCCGGAGAGCAGCGACGAGTGGCTCACGCTCCAGTACGACATCGAGGATGATCTGAAGGACGGCGGCAAGCTGCACGAACTGCTGCCGGAGAAGGGGCCCGAGCTGGCCGTGCTGGGAGGCCTGTTAGACCACCACGACCCGCAGGCGATCTGGACCATCGCGGCCCTGCCCTACGGCGAGAAGCTGCTGGAGGGGCGCAGCCTGAAGATGCGCTACCCGTTCGGCAGCCCAGACGCCAAGGCGATGTTCGAGGAGGCACTCTCGTGAGCTGGTTCGACCGCATGCGGCAGATAGTGGCCAAGGAGAACCCGTACCACGACCCAGCCACGGGGCAGTTCACGTCCCCCAGCGGCAGTGGGCCTACCCTGATGACGGGCAACGGGGTGATATACGACAAGCACGGGGTGCAGTACACGGTGAAGCATGAGTACCGGTCCATCGTCGAGGGCCTGGCCCCGAAGCACCAGTACCGAGTGATCAACGATCAGGGCCACGAGGTGGCCGGCATGACGCTCAAGGCCAACGGACAGTCCGCGATGGAGGTGCACACCAGTCCGGCTGTTCAGCGGCGCGGGATTGCCACCGCCCTGTACGACCACGTCGAGAAGCACCTCGGGTACAAGCTCAAGTCGAACTGGGCTACCACGGATGATGGGGCAGCCTTCTGGAAGGCCAGGTCCAAGTGAAGCTCGGCAGCCTGAAGGACCTGAACGTAGAGTCGGGAGACCCCTCCTCCACCCTCCGCCAGCTAGTCAAAGAAAGCTACCGGGGCGCCCAAGCAGTCAAAACAGCAGTCGCGTTCCTGGTATCCAACTTCAACCAGACAGAGAAGCAGGCCCGGAAGATACTGGGCGTCATCCAGAAGGAGAACCCGTACCACGATCCAGAGACCGGCAGGTTCACTACGGCGGAGGGGGCTGGAGGTTCAGCAAAGGTAGTCCAGCCGGCTGACTTGAAGGGCACCGGATGGTATCTGGAAGAACACCACGAATCCTGGGTGGCATCAGGTGCTTCTCGGCTAGTAGAGGTACCCGTATCTTCGATCGAGGAGTACAAACCGGAGTACCAGTACGGGCTGCCAACGGATTCGGACAAGCGAGTCTCCGGGATGCGGGATACCATCCGCACGGGCTACTCCCTGCCCGTAGTTAGCGGGTGGAAGATCAAGGGCGAGGACAAGTACCAGCTGGTAGACGGGCACCACCGGCTAGCGGCTGCCAGGGCGGAGGGGCGTAGTCGCATACCTATGCTGCTGAACCGAGAGGATGCAGCCCGTGCAGAAACCAGGACTACGCTGTCGGTGAAGTTGTAGGCTCGGCTGTCGCCGCTGGCTGCAACTGGTTGCAACTGGTAGGATGGTCCTCCGATGGCACTGCTCGTCACGAAGGAGAACCCGTACCACGACAACCACGGCCGCTTCACGTCGAAGAACGGCGTGCTTGCCGGCAGCCCAGGGGGCGGCAAGGCTGTCGGCGGCCTGAAGGAGACTGAGGAGCGGGCCTGGACCGGGAAGCCCTCCGCCGTGAAGGAGGCGCTCGGGAAGGCCGAGGCTGGAGCCGTTGGCGAGGACGTGGCGGTCAGGTACCTGAAGTCCAAGGGTTTCGACGACGCCAAGGCCCTGCACGCGCACGCCTCGGAGAACCTGCCGCTGGACGCGGTGGGTGACCACCACCTGTACGAGGTGAAGACCGGGGTGGCCTCCAGCACGACGACCAGGTGGCGTGTCACCATCGGTGAGCCACACGAAAAGGAGAAGGCCTGGCTTGCGAAGGCGTCTCCGACTTCCAAGGCGAGGCACAACGCCGAGAAGGTGGACAGGGCCATCGCCCGCAAGGAGAAGTTCGTCGAGAAGTACGGCAAGCGCCTCGGGCGGAAGGTGTCCCCGAAGACTATCGGGATCATCCTGAACCCGGACACGAAAGTGGCCGACGTGCACGTATTCGACGGCTTCCACGCGAACATCGGGTGGAACGGCGCGCACGCGAAGTCCTCGTACGTGGGGAGCTACAAGTATGCCTGACGGAACCCCGCAGGAGGTCTGGGACGAGGTCGACGCCGCGGACGACGCGTACTTCGCGGCGCTGACCGCCGAGCTGGACAAGCACTTCGGCTTCATGGAGAAACACCCGGAGACGAAGCTCGCCATCAAGAAGGCCGACGCAGACCA